GTAAATGAGAATTTGAGCCATGGCTCAAACGCTCTCAAAAATCTCTAACAAAGAAGATTCCTCTCTAGGCCAATGGCCTAGGAGGTTCAAACCCCACCAACCCATCCCAACGTGGATGGTGCGGTGTGGGCTTCCCTTCCACGACTTACGTCGTGGTCGGGAACCTGTTCGTGCCTCGCCTCAAGCGAAGCGCGTCAGGACACCTACTCCCTACCCCAGCCATCTCAAACCTGCGGCATCTGCCGCAGTTAGGGGTGGCACCAACCCTAGCCATCTCAAACCTGCAGTACATGCTGTAGTTAGGAGTGGCACCAACCCCTGCTGTGAAGTTAAGGACGGAGGTGTAGTTAGGAGTTGCAAGAACTGCAATCTCAAACCTGCACACGAATCCAAGGCTGTCAGCTTCTCCCTCCCCTCAACGGACGGACCACACGGTAACGAACCTGAATTCATCGCCGAGGCATGCCCCAGTTGTGTACTCTACGACACATGTCCGAACTGCACGTCAAAGGCAATCAACGATGATGGATCGACTGACGGGACAATTCCTTCCTGGGATCAGATTGAAACAACACCCGCATTCCTTTCACTGCTCTCAAATACGGACGAGGAAATGTCAGCAGATGAACTAACCAACCTGGCTGCCCATCTGCGAAAGGCTTTCGAAACCGGATCACACCCCGCAAACGTCGACTACTCCAAGGATCAATTGCAAGGACTACTGGAAATGGCCGAGGCTGCACTACCACCGGCGAGGAGGCAAACCCTACCATTCTACCAGCAAAGGCTTGAAGCACGCCGCACGTGGCGTGAAAAGATCTTTAACCAGCCCATCGACGAAATCAACAAGATCCTAACCACATCGAAGGATCGCTTCCAGCGCTGTGCTGCGTGGAAAGTCGTATTGGAGAAGGCAATTCTCGCCAAGGAATACGGCGAAGAAGCCCTCCAGTACGCAATACAAGCACTCAAAAGTATCAACTCATTCGATGTCAATCTAGTGTTGAAAATGGCTGTTGCGACGTTCATCGACCACATTAGGTTGATGACCGTTGACAACCCAGATTTGGTGTCATACATTCCAAAATTGATTGTCAAACTGAAACCATTAACACTGAAGATGATAATTGACAACCATGAAAACACTAAAGAAGGTTGGCTCATCACACTAACGAGCCTTGCGGAGCTCTACGGTATGGTTGAAGTCGCAATCGACTTCGTCCCAACTGTTGTTGGCAACATGTTTGACCTCCTCATGAAAACCACATCCAAGATGTATAGTATGTTTAAATCAATTGTGCTTGCCACGTTCACATCTGAGTCACTTGATTTCACAAATCCATTCTGGTATGCCATTGCTGCAATACTTTGCTTCCTGATAACAGGGGCAATCCCTCACAATGGCAAGATGAAGATCATCAAGAACATCCTGTCCAACGCAACGGGCGTTGTTGCGGGAATAAAAGCCATCCAAAGCCTTGCTGCGATGTTTTCAACATGGTCAAACGAAAGGCTTGTGAACGATCTGTCATCCAGAGTCATCGCAATCACCGAGTTGAACAATCCCACAATCACAGCTGACATCGATGCAGTGATCAACCTACAGAGATTGGCCGAGGTGCTTCGCGACGAAGTGAAGTCACACACTCTCAACCCACTCATGCAGCCTTACACACCAATCCTTAGAAACATAATGTCTGCGCTAGACAACGTAATTTCATGTTGCACTAGGCGCAAAGCAATCGCTGTCAAACGAGCCGCTCCAGTTGCTGTTATCCTGACCGGACCCCCCGGTTGTGGGAAAACGACAGCAGCCTTCGCTCTTGCCAAGCGGTTGTCCCAACAAAAACCATCAATCATATCCCTCGATGTCGATCACCACGACACGTATACAGGGAATGAGGTCTGCATCATCGATGAGTTTGACTCGTCTGACAAGGTTGATTACGCAAATTTTGTGGTTAACATGGTAAACACTAACCCAATGGTCCTAAATTGTGATCTGATTGAGAACAAAGGCAAAACTTTCACCTCAAAATATGTGATCATGACATCAAACACTGAGACACCTGTCAAACCAACATCAAAGCGTGCCGGTGCGTTCTACCGCCGCGTCATGATTGTTGATGTTACAAATAATGCGGTGGAAAAGTGGAAGGCCGACAATCTTGGAAAACCTGTCCCCAAATGGTGCTTCAACAAGGACTTCACCCATCTAATCTCTCACTCTCGGGGGACCGAGGCATACTGCAAAGAGTACGTACTTGACCCAACCGGTAGGAACCACCAATCACGCAGAGCTCCTCTACCACACAATATCACTCTTGAGCAACTTGCACAAAAGATGGTTGTTCTACACACAACAAACACCAGCGAATTCGTTACTCAAGCTGGTGATGTCCCAGTCTTTGGATTTGTGTGCCAAAACAATGAAATTGACACTGTCTACAACACTGCTTGCTGCCGTGCAAGGCCAGGTATGGCGCAAATTTCAATTTGTATCAAGGGCATGGTAAGAACTGCACACGAGAACAGTGGGTGTGGGGCCCATGTTCACGTGATCTCCCGAGAAGATAACTTCAGAGGAAAGGCATTCACAGTCAACAGATCTAGGCTTGAATCTGTTCCCCATCTCGAGGGTGACTCTTTCAGACGATCCCTCGGCGTTGTCATGTCTGACAAGGACGTAACAACCATGTTCTACTACATCAAGGGGAAAGTGATCAACGATCAGGTGAACTTGACTGAACTACCCGCCAATCAACACGTGGTGACCGTTCATAACGTGTATGACATGGCCTGGGCTCTTCGGAGGCACCTGAAGTGGTCTGGACAGTGGCAACTCATCAAAGCAGCATATGAAATCATGTGTTACCCAGACCTAGCTGCTTGTGCCCTCAGGAATTGGATGGACTCAACCGACTTCTCCGAGGACCATGTTGTCACACAGTTCGTAGCCCCTGGTGGAACCATCATCCTGGAATCCTGCTACGGCGCACGTATGTGGGCCACAGGCCAGCGCCTCATCCGCGCTGGTGGGATCACAGAGGCTGGTGGTCCACAAGGGGGAGTCAGATTTGCTGGCCTTGGTGCCCGGAATGTACCCTGGAGTGAAATTCTCAGAGAATTCATGACCCTAATCTCACACATTTGGTCCCAAATTAAAGGAGCGACTGTAGTGCTCACAGCACTAACACTCTATCTCAAAAGATTCAGACCAAGAATTGAAGCCAAGGGTAAGAACAAGAACAAGGGCCCCAGAAAGAACACTGGTGTCGCACTCACGGATGACGAGTATGACGAGTGGAGACAGTACAAAACTGAGAAGAAGCTCGACCTCACGGTTGAGGACTTTCTCCAGCTCAGACACCGGGCTGCGATGGGAGCTGATGACTCCGATGCCGTCAAATTCAGGTTTTGGTACTCGGAAAGACAAAGAAATTACCACGATTTGGAAGATGTCACCATAATTGGCCGTGGTGGCGTGAAACGTGAACTCATCCGCAAAGGTCCACTGCGTCCCCGCGGGAATGACTACTACGACGAGCCAGATGATTGGTACTCGGAAGGGGTCATTGATGGCGTTACCCACAAGAACGCTATCGTCAGTGTCGATGATGTGGACGGTATGCACAAAGGGTATGCCATACACATTGGACACGGAGTTTACATTTCACTGAAACATGTTGTCACAGGCAATGCAAAAATATTGTCTGAGGACCCAAAAGATCTGAAGATCAATGGTGAATTGGCAACTTTTAGATTGAACAATATTCTCCCAACAGCTGTTCCTGTCGGAACCTCCAAACCCATCAAAGATCCATGGGGCAACCCCGTCTCCACTGATTGGCAATTCAAGAATTATAACACCACCTCAGGAAACATTTATGGAGCCTGTGGCTCGTCGTGTTCACTGACACGTCAAGGAGACTGCGGTCTCCCATACGTTGATGATCACGGTGTAGTCGTGGGGCTTCATGCCGGATCCGGAGGCGACAAGTGCCCGTCTCGGAAGCTCATTGTCCCTTACGTTAAGGTTGACATGAGAATCCGTGACACGTGCACCAAAGAATTCTTCAAAGACAACAAGCCAACAATCTCCTACAAAGGGCTCCTTGTCAAAGAAACCGGAGACCCAAGAACCATCATGAAAGGCACCAGACTCCACGTGTCGCCAGCACATGTTGACGACTACGAGGAGTGCACCCACCAACCTGCATCACTTGGTGCTGGGGATCCACGGTGTCCCATATCCCTCACTGGGATCATGGTCAACAACCTCCAACCATACACTGAGGCTTCACCTGGACCTGACACTGCAACACTCAACAGGGTTTCAAAGATGTTGATCAGTCACATGGAAGGATACGTGCCAAAAATTCACAAAACTGAGGAAGACATGATCTCCGCGTTCTACATGCTCAACCATGACACATCATGCGGTCCCTACATCGGTGGACGCAAGAAAGACCACGTTCAAGGATGGCGTGTTGGACAAAAACCTTCTTGGACCTCCTTAGCTCAAAGTGGAATCCGTGCAAAGCTCGGTCTCGCCCTCCCACACGAGTACGCCCTTGGACTCAAGGACGAACTCCGACCCAAAGACAAGGTCGCGGTTGGGAAGCGCCGACTCATCTGGGGATGCGACGTTGGTGTCAGCACAGTCTGCGCTGCTGCCTTCAAACGCGTCTCTGAGTCAATCATGGCCAACCATGCCCTCGGCTTTATCCAAGTGGGGATAAACATGGATGGTCCCGCCGTTGAGGACCTCTTCAAACGGCTTGAAAGATCGAAGCACGACCGCTACTGTGTTGACTACTCAAAATGGGATTCAACTCAACCACCAAAGGTTACATCCCAGTCAATTGACATTCTTAGGCACTTCACTGACAAATCCCCAATTGTTGATTCGGCTTGTGCAACACTTAAATCAAACCCAATTGGCATCTTCAATGGTGTTGCGTTCAAAGTGGCTGGTGGCTTGCCATCTGGCATGCCACTAACATCAATAATCAACTCCTTGAACCATTGTCTCATGATAGGCTCGGCTGTTGTCAAGGCTCTCGAGGACTCCGGCATCCAGGTAACTTGGAACATCTTTGACTCGATGGACCTGTTCACCTACGGTGACGACGGTGTTTACATCGTTCCACCACTCATCTCATCAGTTATGCCGAAAGTCTTTGCGTATCTGAGGCAGTTTGGCCTGAAACCGACCCGGACCGACAAAACCGACGCTGAGATAACGCCAATCCCCGCTGATGAACCAGTTGAGTTTCTCAAGCGAACGATCGTCCGCACTGAGAACGGCATAAGAGCATTGCTTGACAAATCATCCATAATTCGGCAATTCTACTATATCAAAGCAGAAAACACTGAAAACTGGACAACACCTCCCAAGAAAATTGACACATCGTCAAGAGGTCAACAACTCTACAATGCATGTCTCTATGCCAGCCAACACGGAGAGGAATTCTACACCCCCAAGGTTGTCCCACTCATCAAGCGGGCAATTGAATATGAGGGTTTACACATTGAGGTACCAGAATTCCACCAAGCTGTTGCAGCTTACAATGGGTACTTCAATGGTACTGAGGACCAACCAAACCAGATCGCTTTCGCGAGTGGTGGAATTGGGCTCAGTGGTGAGGTGTTTGAGAATTAGCCACTATGGCTACTACTCATACGCTTCTGTCGTTTGACGACCTCGAATTTCTCTTGCACAAGAAGGACCTAACCGATCTCTACGGAGAAAGGTGTGGCACCCTCAATCTGGTCATCAACCCTTACGACCTCTTTCTTCCTGATGATCTTGATGATTGTTGGTGTGATGATCCCTTTAACTGTTGTTTCACTGATGTCTATGCCTCAATAGGAACTGAGTACAGCTATATTGACCCTCCCGAACTCATCCATGAAGAGCACCGTGCAACGAACGGCACTTGGCCCGATGGAACACCATGTGAGCCAATCCTCCCCCCATTCACAATTTTGGGGACCCATCACTACTACGCCACGAAACCTGGCGAAGTGGTTAGTGGCATCTTGTCCAAGCTCGGGTCTTCTTGGGATCCGTCCCTTCGATCCACCGCGAACGTGGAAGCAAATTTCACGTTCAGGGCCGAATCGGATGGTCCAGGAAACTCGGACATCGTGACAGAGGAACAGGGCACCGTTGTGCAACAACAACCTGCACCAGCACCAGCAGCTCTGGCGACTCTTGCCACAGCCTCGACAGGAAAATCGGTCGAGCAAGAGTGGATGACCTTTTTCTCCTATCATACCTCTATCAACTGGTCAACAGTGGAGTCCCAAGGTAAAGTGCTTTACTCCCAGGCGCTTAACCCATCCATCAACCCATACCTTGATCACATTGCAAAACTGTATTCCTCATGGTCGGGCGGGATCGATGTTAGGTTCACCGTCTCTGGTTCAGGCGTGTTCGGCGGCAAGCTCGCCGCACTGCTTGTTCCCCCAGGCGTTGAGCCGATCGAATCCGTCTCCATGCTGCAATACCCACATGTTTTGTTTGACGCTCGTCAAACCGAACCTGTGATCTTCACCATCCCTGACATTCGGAAAACACTCTTCCACAATATGGATGAGACGGATACAACAAAACTTGTGATTATGGTTTACAACGAGTTGATCAACCCCTACGAGAACACCGTCGAGGGGAAGACAACTTGTTCCATCACTGTTGAAACCAGACCTTCTGCTGACTTCTGCTTTGCTCTCCTTAAACCTCCAGGTTCTCTCATCAAACATGGTTCCATTCCCTCTGATCTTATACCTAGAAATTCTGCTCATTGGTTGGGGAATCGTTGGTGGAGTACCATCTCAGGGTTTTCAGTCCAACCACGTGTGTTCCAATCAAATCGGCACTTCGATTTTGACTCAACAACAACGGGATGGTCAACACCATACTACGTCCCGATTGAAATCGAGATTGAAGCCAAAACTGGAGGTGACAACTACTGGTTCCATGTTCGGGACACTGAGAAGGCGCTAGTTCCAGGACTTCCCGATGGTTGGCCCGACACAACAGTGCCTGAATCAACGTCGGCATCGAACGGTAATTTCGATTACCGAGAAGGTTTCCACGACACAAAAACCAAAGTTGTTGACCCCACGAAAAACGAAACACACTTCAAAGGTGCATACATCTGTGGGACCTTGTCAACCGTGACCCTGACCAATGACACCAAAGTCAAGGCTGACGCGCAGAAGAAATCACAGACAATGTACATCACAATTGCTGATTACAGCAGCAACCGTGTGAGCCCACAACACAAAATATCCTCACGGAAATTGCTTGTCTACTTCGATGGTCCACAACATGATGAGACCGTGCATGCAACCCTGAGTCCGCTCGGGTTTGTCATGGTAGATGGCCAACCAATTGGATCAGATTCTTCTAAAGTTGTAAGGATTGCAACACTCCCAGAAGCCTTTACACAAGGAGGGAATTACCCCATCTTCTATATCAACAAGGTCAAGGTTGGGTACTTTGACAAAACAACAACAGATTGTTACAACAGCCAAATTCTGATGACCACACAGAAGCTTGCAGAGGGTAACTACAACCTCCCTCCAGATTCCTTAGCTGTCTATAGAATTACTGACTCTTCATCCCAATGGTTCGATGTTGGAATCAACCGTGATGGCTTTTCCTACGTCGGATTGTCTGATCTTCCTGTATTGGAGTTTCCGCTAACCTCGACCTTCATGGGAGTGCAGCTAGCGCGTGTCAAGCTAGCGTCTAAGGTCAGAGTGAACAGGACGTCAATAAAATGAATTATGCAAATTTTGGACTCGATCTTCTCAACAGCGTTGCCAACGCTGCAATTGAGGGCAAGAAACTCGATCTGGCATCACAAGGTTTGCAGTTGAAGAGTCGTGTGCTCAACACCGAGCGTGACTTCAATTACGCAAGACTTGCATTTGAAAGATACAAATTTGACACAAACAACGACCTAAAGATCTATGGTGACGCGCTACGTGTCCAAGCCCTTAGGGCTGCCGGTCTGCGCATCAACCCATACTCAAATGGTCGCCAAATTTATCAAGATGAAGCTGACCTTGCAAATCTGCACTCTTACTATAGCTTCTACAAAACGGACTAGTTCCAACCTGCTTAACAATCTCCTAAGACTTTAGCCTATGCTTTATTTCCTCTTATCAGTTCCTTATTTAGTTAGTCAAGTGTTTTATACTTTCACCTCTGTCTATTTATTTAATCAATGGGATAATTGTTCTTAATCTAGTAGACTGTAGAATTAGTTAATTGGTAGGTTGCATCAGG